CCGCAACGAACGGCACGCATCGCGCATACACTGAGCTTTTGCTCAAGACGGTGCTGGCCAACTGCTGGTCGGCTGGCGGGAATCCCAAACTGGTCATCACGACCATTGGGCAGAAGCAGACGGCAGCGGCTTTCGCCGGTCTGGCAACGCAGCGCCGGGAGTCGGGCAACAAGCGCCTTACCATCGTCGCGGGCGCTGACTTCTATGTGTCGGACGTGGGCGAGGTGCAGTTTGTGCCTTCGCGCTTCACGTCGAGCCGGGATGCTCTGGTGGTCGATCCTGAATATTGGGAGATCGCCTATCTTGACCCGATGCAGCGTCGTCCGCTCGCTGTGACGGGCTTGGCAGATCGTGAGGCCATGTTCATGGAGGTCACGATGAGGTCGCTCAACGAAGCCAGTTCTGGCGTTTGTGCAGATTTGACCTAATAAGTCTGCGCCAGTAATGTTTGCAATTGGCTTCCCTTCTGGCTATCCTTCCTGTCTAATCTCAGGAGGAATTATCATGGGGAAGCCAATTCGCAATCTAGCCGGGAACCGCTACGGCATGCTTGTGGCTACAAGGATGCTGGGGGGCGACAAGCATGGGCATATGCAGTGGGAGTGCGTGTGCGACTGTGGAAATGTTTCTAGCCATGGGCGCGGTGAGTTAGTGGCGGGCAAGGCGAAGTCTTGCGGCTGCAATCAAGGTAAAAAACCCCAAAGTGCCTTTGGCATCCGGCATGGAACGAAATTGTACGATACGTGGCGCGGGGCTAAATCTCGCTGTTACAATCAAAACGAACCGAGTTATAAAAATTACGGCGGGCGTGGTATTTTTATGGCGGATGAATGGAAGGATGATTTCCTCGCATTTGCCCGCGACATGGGAGAGCCACCGACACCGGACCACACGATAGAGCGCAAGAATAATGACGGCCCTTATGCCCCATGGAATTGCGTATGGGCCACACGCCTTGAGCAGGCGCAGAACAAGAGAATAGGTGATACAAGCGGCGCGAAGAACGGCAGGGCAAAAATCTCAGAGGAGGCCGTCCGTATAATCAGGGCAAGCCCTCTTAGCGGCGCCGAACTTGGGCGTTTGTTTGGTGTTACAACGACGAATATCTCTGATATACGTAAACGCAAGACATGGAAGGAAATCTGATGAACACCCGCACCCCCCGCTCCGAACGGCCCGCAGAGCCGATGCCCACTGAACAGTCCGCACATGAGCAGAACCAGACCGATGACGGACTTGCGATCCATGTTGCCAGCCCCGGCATCAATCCGGGCGACGACGAGGAAGCCCCCGAAGGCCAGGTCAAAATCCGCTGCATCGTCCACAATGTCCACCTTGGCGACGGTCGCCAGTTGGTGAAGGGCGATACGGCTTTCGTGGACGAGGAACTGGCAAAGTTCCTTGATGACCGGGACCAGATCAAGCGTGTCTAATCATGCTGAACGCTGGGAGTTGATCGACCACAACCCTGTCACTGGCTTGCGCAAGTGGATGGGGTACGATCAGGATACCGACAGCGTTCTGGTTTCCTACGATCAGGACAAGGCAGTCATCGACGCCGCGCTTGATCGCAACAAGGAATGCCAGAACGAGACACAGCATGGTGACAAGGATATGTGGCACGCCGCCCATGTCCCTGTTCAGGTCATGTATGAGTGGCTGGCAAAGCATGGCGTCAATGCGTGGGACCCCTCCCATATTGATGGCGTGAAGCGGTTGCTCAACAGCAACGAATATCGGTGGTGCCGGGTTCGCAATTTTATCATGTGAGGGTCTACCATGGCATTAAAGATCACCTATTGGACGGCATCGCGCACCAACCCGAATATCGCTGGCGGTGTGGTTTCGTCTGAATCGTTGGCGTTGACTGGTGCATCGGCGCAATCTGGGCTGACCCCTGCGAGCGCCGTCTATGTGTCGATCAGCGCAACGGAGGCCGCAGCGCTCGATTATTCCGGCGCCGATCCTACCGCTGTTGCGGGCGCCACCGGGACCAGCGCATATATGGCGGAAGGCGAACGCATGTGGTTTGACGCGGTGGCCGGTTACAAGGTCGCTGGCATTCAGGCCAGTTAATCATGGTCGCCCTTCCCGTCATCCTCGCTGGCACAATCGGCAACTACATCGACCTTGTGAGCAAGGTGGCGCTGTGGCTTGATCGTGACGACCTCACGGACCGCATCCCTGATTTTGTGGCGCTGCTGGAGGCGCGGCTCAACCGCCTGCTGCGAACGCTGAACCAAGAGCAGACGGCGACGTGGGTCATTCCTGCTGGTGGCTATGCCTTGCCGGATTCCTATCGCAAGATGCGCTCGGTGCGGATCGCTGGGCAGGGGCATGCTTCCCTTACCCAAATGTCACCGCAACAGGTCGAGCAGCAGTTCGCCGGATATAGCGGCCTGCCTCTCGCATATTATGAAACGAACCGCGTACTGTTCATTGCGCCTTCGAACGGTGACACGACAGTCGATGCGATTTACCTTAGCCGCGTCACTCCCCTAACGCCCGACAATGACAGCAATTGGGTGTTGGAGGAGCATGCAGACTGCTATCTGACCGGGACGCTGCTGGAGGCCGCAATCTACATCCGCGACGAGCAGGCCATTGCGTTGCTCTCTACTCGATTGGATGGGATCATTGCAGAAATGCAGCAGATGAGCCGCGCCGATCAATATGGCGGCGGTCCGTTGATTCCGGGTGGCATGAAGCAAGTGCGCGGTGCGCGTGCATGAGGATCGCATTTCCAGCTTATTCCCCTGACACGCCGCAGACAACGGCGGATATGTCGAACCTTGCCGCGACGACCACAGGCTTTCGTCCGGTTAAAGGCTTCTCCCCCGTCACATCTGCATTGCCGGGTATTCTCGGCGGGGCGTCGTTCATCGGCAGCGACGGCACGTCTGCGCTATTGGGCGGCACGGCGACGGACTTGCATCGCTATTCGGGCGGCGCATGGGTTAGCGCGCTGGGTTCACTGTCTGCCACGTCATGGCGCTATGACCAGTTCGGCAACAACGTGATATGCGCCAACGGCGGGCTACTGGTCAGTTATGATCTTGTCGCGGGTACGGCTTCGGAGATCGTCGGCAGTCCCATTTCTAGCCTTGTGGCGACCGTGCGCGATCAGGTTTTTGCGGCTGGTGATCCGTCCGATAACAATCTGCTGTCCATTTCGGGCTTCAATGACAGCGCGGGCTGGACACCAGGCACGAACCAGAGCCTTGCTGTGCCTTTTCCGTCTGGTGGCGCCATCATGGGCGTGTGTGGCGGGGAAACCGGGCTTATCCTGCAACAGCGGTCCATCAAGCGCGCGACCTATACCGGCGATGTGACGGTCTGGCAGTTCGATGAGATCGCAAAGGACGTTGGATGCCTCGCCAAAGGTTCGGTGGCACAGGTCGGTAATATCGTGTTTTTCCTGTCCGAAGAGGGCTTCAAAGCGTGCGACCGCAATTCCGTGGTTCCGATTGGCAATGAGCAGGTCGATGCGACATTCTTCGCCAGCTACAGCCGCCCTGACATTGTGGACAAGATACGCGCCGCTGTCGATCCGCGCGCGCTGACAGTCACATGGTCCATGCCGGGTACGCCGGGGCGGATGCTGGTCTATAATTACGGCATCAAAAAGTGGTATCCCATCGACACTAATGTGGAGTCGGTGTTTCAGGGTTTCTCGGCCAATATCTCGCTTGAGGCTCTCGACGCGCTTTACCCATCCGGTCTGGATAGCATTCCGATCAGTCTGGACAGCACCATGTTTGCAGGCGGCAATCCGCTGTTCTTCGTGGTTGATAATAATGATGTTATCGGGACGATGACCGGCGACAATCTCGCAGGATACATCAGCCTCGACCCGGCAGAACTCGACCCCGGCTATCGTGTGCGGTTTAGGTCGGCCACCCTGATTGGCGATGTTCTGGATTACAGCGTCACGATTGACGCAAGGGCGCGTGCGGGTGATCCGCAGAACCTCAAGACGTCGGGATCGACCAAGCCGGACGGTTCTGTGGCATTGCGCGCAAATGGCCGATACAATGGCGTCCGTGTTGATATTCCTTCGGGCGTGTGGACATATGCACAGGCAATTGACCTGGAGTTTGTGCGCGAGGGTTCACGATGACGCAGTTAATCCCCCCGACGTCAGGCGCCAATTTGCCGGAATGGATCAGGAAGGCCGCGACCGCAATCAACGCGCTAATCAGTCGTGGCGTCCAGCGCGATGGCGTGTCGATCTATACCGCCCCGACCATCTCAGCCTTGCCGACGCAGGCTGAGGTTCAGGCCATTGCCGATGCACTGGCCGCTGTCTCAGCGAGATTGGAATGACCTATCAGGCGTGGCGGCAGGCATTTCACGATATGCTTGATCCGCGTTTTTACCCCGCCTCATGGCTTGATGCCGAAATTGCAGCGGGGCGAATGATGTTGATGGCGGTGGAAGATGCTGCTATCCTGTTCAGCGTTAAGGTCTATCCCTCCGGCTTGAAAGAGTTGCAAGGGGAGGCCGCTTGCGGAAACCGTGAGGCTATTGTCCTCACCCTCATTCCGGCTGCTGAGCGTTGGGCCAAGTCGATTGGCTGTGAAAGCGCGGTAATTCAGAGTCGTGAGGGATGGTCAAGGGTTATGCGTAAGTTCGGTTATTCTCCCTATCAGACTTCGATCAGGAAGGTTCTGTAATGGGATTGTCCTCCTCCAAAACAACGCAGCAGCAGACGCAGACCTCCGGGCCGTCCGCCGCTGCCATGCCATATATCAACGCTGGATCGACCGCGTTGCAGGGCGCCTATGACCAGACGCAGCCCATTGCCAGCCAGATCGGTTCGACGCTGGGCAATATGTTCGGCACGTACCAGCCCACGGACACGACCGGGCTTAATCTCGCGTCGGCCACGAACAATGACACGCTGACCAATGGCGCGAGTGCGAACCCTGAACTCGGCAACATCATCAACAGCACGAATGAGAGCGTGGCCGATAGGGTGAATGCTCTATTCTCGCGGTCGGGCCAGACAGGATCGTCGCGGCAGATCGGTGAACTCGGCAAGCAGCTTTCCGCGAATGAAAGCAATCTGCGCTATACCGATTTCAACAATCAGCAGAACAGGGTCCAACAGGCCATTGCAAACGCCATGGGCTTGGCTGGTGCGGATGCATCGGCGGCGGGGGGTGATATTGCCAATCTGTTGAGCCTTGGCACTGGCGCAGTTTCGATTCCCGGCCAACCAGCCGCGCAGCTTGCGTCTGGCTTGGGTGGACTGTGGGGCAACGCCACGACTTCGACGGGTACGGGGACGACGACGCAGAGCGGCAATCCGTTGCAGGCGCTCCTTGGTCTTGGCGGCGCGGCTCTTGGTGGCTGGGCAAGCGGAGGGTTCCGCTGATGGCCATGGCTTTTCGCAGGCGCGCGCCATCGGCATTGGAAGGCTTGGCGCAGCCGCAGCCCTTTGGCGTGTCTGATGCAGGGCAGTCGATTGTCGAGGGTGACAATCCCATGCCGCAGATCGACCCTGTTATTCCCAATGTCCAGCGTCCCGGCTTTTTCGGTGAAGGTGGCACGGGCCGCGCCATTGCCGGTTATATCGGTGACTTCCTCGCGCAGCAGGGTGGTGGTCAACCCGTCTACCAGCAAAACATGATGTTGCAGCGCCAGGATGAAAGAGACGCCCGCAAGCAGCAGCAGGCTTGGGAGCAATGGCGCCAGCAATATGACTATCAGGTGCAGAACCCGAAGGCTCAGGGTCCGTCAGATTTGCAGCAGCGCGTTGAATATCTGGACAAACTCAACCCCGGCTTGGGTGGTCAGTATGCC